CAATCCAGATAATGAATACTTACGTAGTGAACAGATACAATGTACCTACACCGGGTGCGACCGCTCAGTTAATAACTTTTGATGATGCAACCGTAAGACAATTTACGGCTTTCAATAAAAACACTAAAGTTATTTTTATGAGTGTAACAGAGGGCGGAATTTTTATGACCGTTGATGGAACCGATCCTACAGTTACGGAGCATCATAAATTGTATGCAGGAAATAATTATTACTTTAATTCGAACTTAATAAGTTTAGCTAAATTTAAATCAGATCCAAACAATACAAGTAATGCTTTAATTTATGCATCTGAATTAACTAATTAATATTATTATATGAATTCTTATGATGTTAATAGGAACAATTCTAAGAATCCGGGAGTTCAATCAAGGCAAAGAAATTTTCCTGATAACGGAAATAAAAAAACGGTTAGTTTCGCTGAGTATTTGGACCCCAATACTAAGACTTGTTTAATAAGTGTAAGCGACACTACCGGAGGTTATGGGAGGATTGAAACAGTTTGGTATACATTTGATGGAAGTGTTCCTCGTCCCAACAATGGACATAGGATGACAAGTCGATCAATTTTAAAATTACCTGCAGAAGCCGTTCAAGTCGCAAGATTCTCTAATCAACCCGGACAGCAGGGTGCATTATTTATACTGCGGATGGACCAACTTTCTTAATTATGGAAGAAATATTTACAAAATCATTTATAGGAACCGGAGGGTTTTTGGCTACATTGGGACTTCAAGAAATTAATGCATTCGTCAGCCTCCTCGTAGGCTTGGCTACACTTGGATACATGGTATCATCAATTATTAAAATATGGAAAGGACTTGATAAATGAACATAGAACTACTAGCAATGCTAGGTGGTGGTGTTTCAGGATTCATAATGAAACTCATAGCCACTCAAGCCGAAGCACAAGGTCGTGCCCTTGAGGCAATGATCCAACGTCAGAACGTAGCGGACCTGTCTGCGGATAAGGCATCCGCCCGTGGTGGTGTATGGGTTCGTCGGGCATTAGTAGCAGTAACGTTCTTTGCTATTGTAGTAGCCCCATTCGTCTTTGCATTTACTGAGGTAGGGGTAACCGTAGGCAGGGAAACAAACGGCTTTCTAGGGCTATTCAAGACCCTTAAATGGGATACCCTGCAGGGCTTTGTAATTCTACCTGAGGTTCGCCAGACAGCACTAGCTATTGTTGGTTTTTACTTTGGATCATCTCAAGTTAAATAAATATGAGTTTATATAAAAACATAAACAAACGTAAGAAAGCAGGAACCAGTCGATCAAAATCTAAGTCTACAATTTCGGACAAAGCTTACAAAAATATGAAGGCTGGGTTTCCTAAAAAGAAAAAGAAAAAATAACAACAACAAGGAAAAATAATTATGGGTTTAATAACACCAAGTAAAGAAAAGTTTAATAGAAAATCAGTAGCAACCGGAAGCCAAGGTAGTGATAGAAAAATAATTTCAGGTGCGATTAACAAATTAGATGTGTTTAAACATCTGAAGCAAAGAGATCAAAAAAGGTTAAATAAAATTAAAGCCGAAATGAGAACTACTGATACAAATATGTCGAATGCTCGTACGGTAAGTGATTTAAAAAAGAAAGACTCTGTCTTCAAATATTAATAATAAGTGGCAATAAATAAAAGTAAAATGAAATGCAATTCACCTCGCAGAGACGTGCAAGGTGGGAAGAAGTTCGTTGTTAAGGCTTGCCAAGGTGGTAAAGAAAAAGTTGTCAGGTTTGGTGATGCAAACATGACCATAAAGAAAAACCGTCCGGCACGTAAGAAAAGCTACTGTGCAAGAAGCGGAGGGATCAAAGGTAAATCAAATAAGTTGTCAGCTAACTATTGGAGCCGCAAGGCTTGGAACTGCTAAAGGAAATAATTATGGCTGGAAGATTTATAGTACAAATGAGAAAGCAACGGGAAAGAAAAGCCCGTCAGGCTAAGATTAAAGAAGAGAATATGTCTCGTGCAACGGATACACCGAGTGAACGTGTCGAGCTTCCTGATGCCGGAACCTTGCCAGAAATGAAAGTAACGGCAAAACCGATTAACTACAGGGACGTTAGAATGGGTCGTGCGACCGCAATGCAATATGCCCGATCTCGTTTTAATCGAAATAAAAAAAATAAATAATGCCCGGAAGGTATAGATCCTACGGTCGTGAGGACGACCCAATGAAAGAAGACCTAGAGATTGGATTCTCTGGGTTTAATAATCGTGTTCGTCCTGATCAATTAAAGCCGGGAGTTTTAGCTGAATCAAAAAATGGTCGCCTTGATTTGAACGGAGAGTGGCAAGTCCGCAAGGGGGTCAATGTTTTAAATGCCCCGTTTGTAACAGGATCAGCAGTATTCCGTTTGCCTAATGCCGCAGAAGAAGGCTCAACAACTATAGGTAATTTGCCTCAAGTAATGGAAGGAGTTTCTATTGCTACTGACGGAATCGTAACAGTTGTTTTAACTAATCATGGATTTTCAGTGGAGGATGAAGTTGTTATTAATGGTGTATTTAGAGCAAGCCTTCCTGACATAAATGGCAGTCATACTATTACAGTTGCCAGTGGTGCTAATAGATTTAAGTTTGATTCAGGAATAACTGGTAGCACGGGAGCATATACATTTCCTCCCGCACAGGGGCTAGTAACTTCGTTTACTTTACCATTTGCCCCGGTTACAGAAGTCCTAAGCACTGCACCCTTGTCCTCGCCGGGAGGAGCATCTATTCCTTCTGAGGCATCAGTAACAGGTGTTCGTGCCGGAACTGATTACAGCAACCCCAATGTTGATAAAGACGGAGAATACATTGTAGCATCAACGAATTTGTCGGCACTAGTTTTAAAGTTATCAAATCAAGAAACATTTGAAATGAAGTTTCCTGAAGGTGAAGTTGTTCTTCAAAGGTCGGATATGCTTCAGGCATTTAATCGATTGTTTATTTTTCGTGATAGTCAGATTGCACTTGAAAACAAAAAGTTCTTTGATCCGGTCAGCATTAAGACAATATCTCAAACAGCAAGTACGGTAGTCGATGTTACCACATTTTTAAACCACGGGTTACTTGACGGAGACATGGTAGAAATACGTGACGTTACCGCAGGAACTATTAATCCCAATGGTCAATTTGAAGTAACGAGTGCAACTGATACAGGATTTACCTACAACGTAGGAACTTCCGGGACTGAGTCATATACAGTTACCGGGGACTCAAAGGTTTACCCCACCTTCACTCGAGCGGCAGAAGGAGATTATCAACAACCAATTATAATATCACCGACCAGTGTTGATATTGCAGATGGTGAAGTGGTAGCAACGTTAACGGCTCTAGAAATAGCTAATCTTAAAATTGGAAATACCATAATTATTGAAGATGCCGGAAACTCTGAACTAGAAGTAGGATCAGAGCACGTGCTTTCTGATGTAGATAATACCGCAAATACTATTTCTTTTTATTCTCAGACAACAAACATAACCAATGCACAGGGTGTAGTACTTGAAAGGCAGGTGTCAATCGGGCTAGGGTTTATGCATATGCCTGCACCTGAGTTTGGTGTGTATCACCAACGTCGATTAATTACACCCTTTCGTTATAATCAGAAAAGCATTAATCCCGGATTGCCAACTGAGTTTACGGACATATATTCTACCGGAGTAAGAGATGAAATAGCCGTTAGTGATATTCTTGACTCAGATACGTATGATCAGGTTTATGCTAAGTTTAGATTTAATGCTGGCACCGCTGACTATACGGTTGGTCTTCATTCTTTTTCTGATGACAAAATGTTAGTATTTAATCGTAACAGCATTCATTTAGTTATGAATAGCGGTAACCTTTCTACTGCTCAAACTCAGTTGTTGACCAACGAGGTAGGTTGTGTTGCCCGGGATAGTATAATTCAGGTAGGCAACAATGTTTTGTTTTTATCTGACAACGGTGTATACGGGGCAAACTTCCAAGACCTTTATAATCTTCGTGGCAATGAAGTTCCCTTGAGTGAGTCAATTAATAATACGATGCAGTTTATTAACAAGGACTTATGGGACAAGAGTTCCGGGGTTTATTTTGATAATCGTTATTACCTAGCCATTCCCCTTAATGAGGAAACGGTTACGGTTGACGGAGAAGGAAACGTATCAGCAGAAATAACCCGTGCTTCATTTAATAATCGAATCATTATTTATAACTTCCTTAACAAGCAGTGGGAATCAGTTGATAATGTCGGAGACAGCAATTTTGAATACAAGAAACTTATTGTAGCCGGTGACGGAGAAAACCGTGGTGTTTATAACCTCAGCACAAATGGGGGCATTCACAGGCTTGATGTATTAGATCAAGGCAATGACCGTGTAATTACTGAGGTTGCAACCGGATCAGAAGACTTGGTCACTACACCAAGCATCGAGGGAGAAATGACAACCCGGATGTTTACTAATCAAACGATTGACCGGAAGAAGTGGAATAACTTTGAGATGCAGGTTCAATCACATATTGACTTAAAGTCAGATTTCTTTATTACTGGTATAACAGAAAATGTTGATGATACAATAGATCTGAAACAATTATCTTCTTACCTTAATAATGAATTACTTTCTGAAGACGAAGATGTTTCTATCCGGGGACGGATCGGGAACAGACGAGCCTACGGATTCCAGTTTAAAATTGACCGGACTACCGGTCGTCCTCGTGTTCGTAGCCTAAAGGTTGCGGCGGCAGAAGCATTTAGATCAATAAGAGAAGCAACATAATGGCAACTATTTTAAATACAACTCAAGTATATGCGGCGGCTGATGTCGTTACTCATACTAACTTAAATAATATTATAACTGGCACAACCTTTCAAGCCGGAGTTGACGGAGCTACGGACGATGTAAGCCTAGAGGTAGCTAGCGGCGGATCATTGCAAATAAAAGATGACGGAGTAACTACTCCTAAGATCCTTGATGCTAATGTAACCAAGGCTAAAATTGAAAACGTAGCTAACCTTCGGGTTCTTGGAAATACATCAGGATCTGCAGTGGCACCACAAGAAGTAGAGATACTTGACGACGACACAATGGCTACGGCTGATGCTTCGACCTTGGCTACCTCCGAGAGTATTAAGGCTTATGTTGATAGTTTAAGACCAAATATTTCTCAACTTATATTTACAGAGACGTATTCAAATTTAAATCCTCAAAGTCAATGGCTTGATTTTGGAACTGCAACTAATCCTTTTGAGGTAAGCATTACCCCTCGATTAGGCAACTCAAAATTAAAATTTACTTGCTCTATTGCTAGTAGCACTAACAATTCTAGCCATCAAAATTTCTTTAAATTACAAAGACGGATAGGTCCTGCAAGTTTAACTAATGACTTTGAAGATGTTACCGGTTCAATGGGACCAGTAAGCGGTGTCCGAACTCAATGCTCATTTAGCAGTTCGTATCCGGGTCAATATTCCTGTTCGATTGACGGTATGGATTATCTTGACAATTTTAGCTATACCCAAGGGGAAGAAATTACTTATAGAGTTCTAGTCTGGGGTATAACTACAGTTGACATTTATATAAATAGAGCACAAACCAATGGCGATAATATTAGAGTTCCCAGTTTGATATCTACCGCCATGATAGAAGAAATTTATCAATAAAATAAAAGTTCAACAATTTAAATTATGCCACTAATACAATCAGGTAAAACTTTTAACGATGGCGAGCAGTTAACTGCCGGCAAGTTAAACCAAATGTTTTCGGATGCAAATCTTAGCACAGCCGGTGTAGACGGAACGTCAATCATTGTTAATGCAAACGATGTGCTTGCGGTAAGAAGTATTAACAGTTCACGTATTGATAGTGGTGCTGTTATTACGGACAAGTTGCCGGACAGCACGGTTACCGCTAGCGGCGGAACACCTGACGGTGTAACTCTTCCTAAACTTCAGCACATTGAAACAGATAAAATTCTTGGAAGAACTACAACGGGAGATGGTGTTGTTGAAGCAGTAACACTTAACAACGATAATGCAATGGCTAGTGCCAGTATTACATCGTTAGCAACTGATGGTAGCATTAAAGCTTATGTGGACACAGCTACTACTACTCTTAAAATTGAGCCGGTTGATTTTACTTTACTTAATGATGCTGTGGCATACGGTGGGGAGTTTGAAGTTCCATCATATTTTAGAACGAGAGAAAATATAGTTCACCTCCGGGGACTGATGAAGGGTTCAACGAGTTCACCTGTTTGTATTCTTCCTGCTGGTTTTAGACCGGCAAAGCGGTTACTCTTTGCTACCGTGCAAGCGAATAGTTCTGTTAATTATGGGATCGGAAGAGTAGACGTAAAGGCAAATGGAGAGATTGAACTTAGTGCCGCTACCAATCTATACAATGCCCTCGACGGGATTTCCTTTTTAGCAGACGGAACCTAATGAACCCCCTACTTCAATCAGTTCAGATAGCATTGCAAAATGCCGAACAGAAAGAAGCCCTTGATCAAATAGATGAAGCAGTTAAATTTTGTATTAAACATGAGAACGGGAAAGTATTCGACGGCTGGGACGAGGACCTCATACGTCTCATGGTTGCATACCACTGGGCAAAGAAAACTTTAATAGTTCACAAGAATGAAAACAATACTATTAGATCAATACTTATGTGGTATCATTGTGACAGGAGTGACGGATGGAATTTTGTTAATAACTGGGAGCCTGACAAGGAAGACGGGGATAGCATATTCATGGCTTTTCTTTTTGCTCACGGCAAGGACTCCTTTAAGGAGTTAACAAAAGATTTTATTAATAAATGTCCGGAAGTTCTTACGAAGAATAAAATAGGATTA